GTATATAAAGGTTGGTAACCCGGACAATACTTAAAAGAAAAACCAACTTTTTTATCCTTCCAAGATTGCTTTGCATAAGCACAAACGGGTAAATTGCCACATTCTTCATTAGGTGCTTCTAAAGCATATTCCGACCAAGCTTTAATTTCGTCGCAAATTTCTTTTTCTAATCCCGTATAAGAAGAAATGTGGCTCATAATGTACCCTAACCTCTAAGCATGAAATACCGTCATAGTGTTAAATGTTGAAACCGTGTATTGCACATAAATACCGCTAGAAAAAACCATACCTTCATCGGGAATAGTTACGTCCCGAGTTACCGTAGCACTAGCTACTGTTCCAAGTTTATACAAGGAAGTACCTGTAGGCGAAGTAGTTAAAAAATCTAACACCCCGGCTGTACCGGTACACACCAAGTTAACCCCTTGAAACCGAGCTCTGCCCGTAAATATAACATCGGCGGCTGAAGCGTTAACCCCGGCTGAGACATTACCTGCTGGGTTGCCCACCGCTGATATGCCAGATATAGTTAAAAAGTAACTTGTTCCAGTAGCAGTTCCTGCATTAGCACCTGTAATGGACTCTGTTTGAGCATCCCCATTGACATCAGTTCCCGTAACAGTAAAGGACTTAGCCGCGTCATTCCCGGCAGAAAGGACAGTAACTACCCTCCCATGACTAAGAGCAACTGCACCACCAGAAGCTAACGCTCCCCCTATTACGAGGGCTGCGTTATTTCCGACTGCTGCTGCTACGGATATTCCATCGGCATCTAAGGCTACTGTGTCTGCGGTTATAGTGACCGCTTTTACATCTGATCTAGCCATAAATTACTCCTAGATAATACCTGTAAGGTTGATTAATGAATAATCAGTAGTTACGTTAACTATCATAACTGTACCAATTACTTGAATCACGTCTCCTGCGGCGGGTCCAACTGCTCCAGCTGCACCTAAAGGTACTGCATGGTTGCCCACAACTAATGTACCTGAAGTTAATACAGCTTGTGGACCTGATACTGCAAACCAACCATAAGCACTTGCTGCCATATCGACAACAGTTACACCTAGTGTAGCGCCTGTAGTTGTAGCGGCTTGAACAATTTGCCCACTGCGTGGATCAGGAATTAATGTAATTCTTGAAGATGTTGTTATTGCAGTTGCTAAATCATCATAACAAGTAATAACTATTGATGGATCTGCTGAATGGTCATGTGCTGGGTTAGATTTAATTCTAAGCATTTGACCTTCACCAGCGGCATCATTTACATATAGATAACCATTAGCGTATTGATTTAGCGTAATGTCTGTACCTGCGGTTTCAACTGAAATTGCAGTTTCACCAGCAGCGACACCTGCGGTTGGAGTTAAATCAAAGTGATGTGCTATTGAAGCAGCGTGAGTTACACATTTACCTGCTGTAACGGCTGTTGCTGCTAATCTACCATAAGCATAAACAGTATTACCATAAAGTAATCTACTGCCTAAAGGAAATAACTCTGAAAGTCCTGAAGTAAACGGATCAACAGTATTATATTGGCTACCACCTTTACCTACGATAAAATCGGCTGGACCATATCCTGTTGCTGCTGCGTATTGAACGTGTCCACCATCATCAGTAAAGATATTACCATCTGCGTTAATTACTAAACCATCAGTGATGGCTCCTGTTGATGTTGCTACATCAATGGTTTTAAAACCATTTTCGGACCGTACTGGCCCACTAAATGTCGAATTTGCCATAATTTCCTCCTACGGAAATAAGTTCTATTGTCTCGGCTTGTCTGCTAGGTCAGTCGATAGAACAAATATAATTATCCTAGTTCTTTTGATTGTATAGTAAATACTCTAAAAAAAGAAGAAAAAAAAGGGAGCCGAAGCTCCCCTTATTCAGTAGTTGAGTAAAAAACCCTACTGGGGGTTCAAATTAAGCACCTTGAGAACCGTATACAGCTCTAAAGTTAGAATATCCAAATGAATATCTTTCTCTAGCTTTGTATCGCATGTTACCTGTATCGAAATCTCCCTCTAATGCAGTTTGCATTGGTGATCTTTCAAAATGCTTGAATCCATCAGGACAATCAGTCTTGATGAAAAAAGCATCGGTGTCAGTTAGATAGTGATTCACTACATAACCATCAGGTATCATTCCCATGTTTTTAATCGCATTAACATCGTTGTCAGAAGTTCCTACTCGCCCTGGAGTTTGTAGTAATCTGTCAGCAATAAATTGAAGTTGAGGTGGAACTATAAGTTTCATTCCTCTCAAAGCAATTGCTAAACCTCGGTCATCGGTAAACGTGCTGATATTAATCAACGCATCTTCGAGTGAAGTTTCATTCAAATCTGCCATTGTAGTAGCACGGTTAGCAAGTGAGCCACCGCCACCTAGAGGGTGGTCAGTTGCAATCAATACTTTACCGTCACCACCAGTTGTAGAGAACGCATTGTTCAATACAGCCGCAGCTTTGATTTGCTTAGTGTTAGCCATAGAACGTGCAAGAGCTTTAGTATATCTAGCTCCTAAACGGTCATATAGGTTATCTTCAACAGCTTCTTCTGTTAATGCAAAAGCAAGTGCAACAGTTTCGTGAGTGTAACGAGAAGTATAGCCTTCGTTAGCGTTGTCAAATCTGACACCACTTCCTTCAGATTTTACTTCAGCATTACCGAAACCTGAGATTAACACTTCTTCTTCAAACGCTCTGTCTGATGATTCAGTATCAAAAATTTCAGCATGTTCTGCTTCGTACCTAGAATATTCCATCCCAAACAGGGCGTTTAAACCAGGCTCTAGCTCTTTAGCTAGTTGACTTCTATTAATAGCCATTATTTATACTCCTGTTACTGTGGTGTAGAAATGTTCGTTAATATATACGATTGCGTTTACGTTAGCAGATCCAAGTGTATTGTTTGCTGGATCAGAAGAGAATCCTACGATTCTAAACTGAGCAGTAGTAGCAGCCGTGGTAGCAGAAAGTTCTGCCGCTGACATACCAGTTTTGGTAGATCCTGCGGTATAAGAAAGTTCTGCGTTGTTACCAACGGCAGTCTGGGCTAAAGACCCAGCACATTGTACTTCAAACAGAGTATTTGGATCATCATCTATAAATGCAACAATATCATCGGATGCTGTAGTAGTAGGAAAGTATGATGAGAAAATAGTATCACCAGCACTGTCCGTAAATTTACATCCTCTGAATATTCCCAATAAAGTAGTTGCAGCGCCTGCTACTAAAATAGTACCAGTGCTTAACATTTTTACTGGGTCGCCCGAAAAGATATCTCCAGTTGCGCCAGTAGCGATACTGTACTCAGTTGTGCCGCCATTAGCTACACTACTGCCTACCTTACCTACTGCTCGAAACCCGAAAGGTGCATCTTTATTCGCCATAATGAAAAACCTTTATTCAGTTATTTAAAAAAATAGTGGTTTCGTTATTCACGATTACCACCGCCAAAAGTTACGCTTGTTTTTCTCTCTGGTCGTAAGATCGGAGAGGCTGGATCAGATTCTTTCATTAAATCATTGTCAACCGCATCTTGTTGCGTTCGACTGCGAGCTTGAAAGTAGGCATTCCTTTCTTGTCTCGTTTCATTAGGAATCTTGGCCAATAACAAACCACCTACTGATACAACACCTGCGTGCCTTCCATCGTCAAGCGTGGGAAGTTCGAATCCATTTAACTCATCGGCTTTAACAAGTTCAAAACCTTCTCTCAGCCTAGAAGTTACATTTTTTCTATCTTCCTGTCCAACAATTTCAGCTCTTATCCACCTGTAGGAATATCCTTCAGGTGCAGGTGGTGTCTCCAACATAGATGGAGGTCGCCACGGTTTGCGAGCGGTACTTTTAGCTCGTGTTTCGGCAGAACGCGAAGTTCTGTTGTTTGATGCTTGCGCATCGGTATTTAATTCTTTATTACTCATATCTTATCTTACCTTTTAATGTGTTTAGCATATTCTTTTAAAGGCACATTCAAACGCCTCGCCATGTCAACTTCACTCTTGGTTAGCTTAACTTGTCGTTTAGTACCAGAGCTTTCGCTTCTCCCAACAGGAGCTACAGTTTGCTGTATTCTCCCTTTGGACTGTGTTTCCCCACCATTACTAAACTTATGTGGAAACTCAGAACGCATACGTTTGTCTATTTGAGTGTAATACATAGGATCGTTTGTATCAAATCCTTCTTCCTCAATTAGCTTACG